AGTAAAAGGACCGGAAAGTGTTAATTATGGTATTAAGTGGCTTCAGGGATTAAGTCATATATACATAGATAAAAGACGGTGTCCGGAAACATGGAAGGAATTTAGCACATATGAATATGAACAAGATAGAGATGGTAATTTCATAAGTGCATATCCGGATGAAAATAATCATTCTATCGACTGCGTACGTTATGCCCTAGAACGGTACTGTAATCGTAAAGGTAATTAATTTTACGAGTTTATAATAGATGTTGTATAATACACTTTTGAAAAGGAGGTGTATTATGCAAGAACAATATTTTAATGGAATACGGTTTACAATAGGACCCGGAAGGAAGTATTTTTCAAATAGTAATGTTAAACCAAGGTCAATGCATTGTTATGTATGGAGTTATTATAACGGAGAAATACCAAAAGGATATGAAGTTCATCATAAAGACTTGAATCGTTACAATAATGATATATCTAATTTGGAATTATTAGAAAAGCATGAACATAAAAAACTTCATGGTCGCATACTTACAGATGAGCAACGGGAATGGAGAAGAAATAATATAAACGAGAAGGCAAGGCCTAAAGCAATTGAATGGCATAAATCACAAGAAGGAAAAGAATGGCATGAAAAACAAGTTAAGACTCGTAAGGATAACCGAAAACAAGTGACTGGTAATTGCTTACAATGTGGGAAAGAAATTTTAGGGTATAACAATGTAGGTCATACTAAGAAGTTTTGTTCAGGTGCCTGTGCCCAGAAGTATAGACGAGATAATGGATTAAATAATGTGGAACGAATTTGTGTTATATGTGGAAAGCCCTTTATAGCAGATAAGTATGGCCATAAACAAACTTGTGGAAAGTCTTGTGGAGTAACTTTGGCATGGAAGAATGGCAAGACTGGAAAGATAGGAAATAAAAAATTCACGAACAGGAAAGGAAATTAAAATAATGCCAGTACATAAAGTAAAAGGCGGATATAAATACGGGAAGACTGGTAAAGTCTATAAGAGTAAATCCAAAGCTGCTAGACAAGGAAGAGCCATCAAGGCAAGTCAAAAAAGACGGAGGAAAAGATAATGGTGGATAAAGAAGAAAATGATTTCATTACGATCCATGGCAAAGATGGAAAATCGTGGGTTATGCATGAGAGTCAATTTGATAAGGAAGAACAAGATAAGAAAAAGCAGATTCGCTTTAATACCTCCGAACGCATTAAGAAACAAAACGAAGAATTAGAAAAAACACTTGATAAAAATGCCGGCGAATACAGAAATGATTATAACGAACATGGATTTGATATAGTACATTTTCATTTCAAGGATAGACAGATATATCAAGTATGGAAAGATGGCACATATTTAGACGAAGGAGAATCTACTCAAGAATTATTAGAAATAATTCGTGAACAGAAGGAGTAAATCATGGCTTGGATAACAACCAAAAATGGAAAGCATATAAATACTGATTGGTTTGATACTCCATATCTTAATTTCAGAGATTCCCAGCAAGAAGGATTACATAGAGCAATAGCAGCATATATGATGGGAATTGAGGAAATGCCTGTCATAATAGTGGAAAGGAAATAATATGGGAAAAACATTCGAAAATCTTACATGGGAAGAATTGTGTGATTTAATGTGTGGGAGTCCGGAAGAGGATATTTACGACGAGGATGAAGATGAGCAAATATCTAATTCATACGATTCCTGAAAGAAGATGGTATGTAGATAAGTATCTTGTGCCTTCCATGATAGCACAAGGAATAGCTGAAAACAACGTTACCATCTACGAGGACAGACGAAAACGAGGGAACCTTAAGTCCTTTCTTATCTCGTGTGGAAGACTACCTGTAGACGGTGGTACGTGGCATTTACAGGATGATGTCTTAATATGCAGTGATTTCAAAGAACGCACTGAAAAATATGATAGTGGGTTAGTATGTGGATTTAGTAGCTATATATTCGATGGAGAATTACAACCAGGTGAAGTACACCCTGACAAAATGTGGTATTCGTTCCCATGTATTAGAATACCAAATAATATAGCACATGAATGTGTTGACTGGATCCAAACTCACATTATAGCAAATCCAAATTATCGTGAGTGGTGGGAAAATGGAACTAACGATGATTGGATGTTTAAAGAGTTTATGAAATACGTTTATAGTAGTATAATAGTATTAAATTTGAGTCCTAATTTAGTGCAGCATATAGACTGGCTGATTGGAGGCTCATCAATATGTGGCAGAGATTCAAAATCAGTAATTTCCCAGTATTGGAATGAGGATTATCTGGTAAAAGAATTTGAACATGAATTAAATGAACAATGTAGTCGCTGGAAGGTAAATCGTTCAAGTTATATCAAAGCGATGCAAAGGAGATAGAGATGTCGTTATGGTCAACAATAGTACACAGATTGAAGGAGATGATAAAACCCATGATAGGTGCACGAACTATTGAACAGACACTTCATGTTGCTCCCGTTATTTCTTCACAGATGGAGCATTCAATTGAATTGTGGTCAGATATGTATAAAAACCAAGCTCCTTGGTTACATGAGCCCAGTTACGAAGATGCTACAAGAGTTGTTAGTTTAGGGATTCCTTCACTGATAGCAAGTGAGAAAGCAAGAACGGCATTACTGGAGCTTAATTCAGAGATTACAGTTCCTACGGAGGAAGTGGAAAAAGAAAATCCTAATTATAAAGAGCCTCAACCAGACGAATATGGCAATCTAATACCGTCTACAGAATCCAAGACAATAATCGAAGATAAGCCAACAGGACCTTCCGAGAGAGCAGAATACTTAAATAAAGAATACACGAAGCTGAAGAAGCATCTTCGTAAACAGATAGAGTATGGCATTGCAAAGGGAGGCTTGGTCATAAAGCCTTATGTTGTTATGAATAAGGCAAAGACACCCGATGCAAAAACAACGGCATCTATAGAATTTGATTATATTCAGGCAGATGCATTTTATCCTCTGGCATTTGATGCGAGTGGAAATATAACAGAGGCGGCATTTATACAAACAAAGACAGATAAAGACTTCGTATATAGGAGACTGGAATACCATAAATGGGAGAATAATACAGTCACTATAAAGAATATGGCTTTCAAGTCTACAAGTAATACGAATCAGCAAGGCGATATGTCAGGAGTTGATTTAGGGCAACAAGTACCTCTTACAAATATCCCGGAATGGAAGGACATGAAAGAGAATATTAAGATAGATAATGTAGAGAAGCCACTATTCGCATATTTCAAAATGCCCGAAGCCAATACTGTAGACCCCTCAAGTCCTTTAGGAGTAAGCGGTTATAGCAGGGCAGTTTCCCTTATCAAAGACGCAGACATGCAGTATAGTAGACTATTATGGGAATACGAAGCTGGTGAGATGGCAGTAGATATAGACCGTGACGCACTTCAATTCTTGGAGGAAAGAAAAGACAGAGATGGCAGAGCCTACACAGGAAGGTCTACGCTTGGACAGTTGCAGCAACGACTGTATAGGAAGGTTGACTTGGGTGAATCCAATACGTATGAGCCATATGCACCGGTATTAAGAGATTCTTCCTATATACAAGGACTCAACTCAATACTGATGAGGATAGAGGATACTGTTGGCATAAGTAGAGGAACGTTGTCAGATGTAGCAGCAGAAGCACGGACAGCTACAGAACTTAAAATACTGAAGCAAAGAAGCTACCAGACAAACGCAGATATCCAGCAGGCAATAGAGGACGCATTAAAAGATACAATATATGTAATGAATGTATATTGTACTCTGTATCAAATAACTCCCGAAGGAGAGTATGACGTCAACTTTGAATGGGACGATAGTATTATAGTTGATGTAGAAACAGAACTCAATAAACGGATTACACTTATGCAAAATGGACTTGCGAGTAAGCTTGAAAATAGAATGTGGTACTTCGGCGAGACAGAGAGGCAGGCAGAGGAAGCACTGCGTAAGATTGATGAAGAAAATACCCAGTCCATGGAAAACGAACTTGTTATGGAACAGAATAGAGAAGGCAATGATAAGTTTAATTTCCAAAAGGATGAGAAAAAGCCAAATAATTTCGAGAAAAACAAGGACGAATGATTTTAACTTTACCATGTGCAAATTGTGGGTGGAATGACGATTGCCCACATAATATAAAGTATTGTGTTATCAATAATGGATATAAGCATAAATTTCAACAAAATGATGATGAATCCAATAAATCTACTAATAAAGGAGGAAGGATACACCCATGATTTTAAGAGACATATTATCCACATTGACAAATCAATCAAGTCAAATAACACTCAAGGATTTTTCAACTGGAAATGAAATAGCAGTTATGAAGACTTCTGGCTATGGAAGCTTGGAAGATTCTATTGAACAGGGAGTTGTTAGACAATGGACTATAAATGATGCCAATCGAATAACTATAGCACTTGAAATAGATGGTTCCGAAACGCCCTCTACTACACCTAAAGGAGCTGGATTTATAGATTTTGATAATATAATTGATTCAGGAACATTTAGTGCAACTTCACCGTCTTCTCTTACGAGTGCTCTCGAAGACCTTGATGAAAATGCGTGGTTAGTATTGTATCGGTTAAAACCCACAGATACCAGTGAGGCTACAGGTGTAGCGATAGCATATAGAAGTTATGATATTGCGGGGAAGTCATGGCCCGCAAATGGTTATTCTGGAATGAGTGCATTTGAAAGTTTATATATTCCACTTTTTAATCAATATACAGGTGTTACTCCAAAACTTACTAATGTTGAAGGTAGCTGGGCTCTGTATGGCATGAAATATGATGAGGAATAATAATGTTATCAGAAAATGCTCTTGACAATCTGATACAACCAATTATAGATAGACAGGAAGCAATAAATATCTATGTCCTTACTCAAATAGCAAAACGAGTTAAGGACATAGGTAAAATGCTTCCATCAGATATTCACAAATTAGAAAGATTATTAAGATCTGGAAACGATGTAAGAGAGATAAATAAATTTTTAGCAGAACAAATAGGATTAAATGAACAGAAAATAAAGCAACTGATAAAAGATGTTGCAGCAGATGCTTACGTAGATGCTAAACCTTATTATGATTATCGTCATAAATCATATATTCCTTTTGCCAAGAATGTAGAACTACAAAAAGTGGTAAAAGTTATTGCAGCGGACACGGCAAATTCTTACGTGAATCTATCCAATTCTAAAGCAATAGGATTTATGATACGGAATTTAAAACGTCCAAAGATAATGAAATTTCACACTATCCAACAAACCTATCAAACAGTTGTGGACGAAGCAATACAAGCAGTTCAATCGGGAACACTTGATTATAATACTGCTATGAGAAGAACTATGCAGCAATTAGTTGATAGTGGTGTAAGACGAATGTACTGGGAAAGTGGATATTCACAAAGACTGGATACTGTTGTACGACGCAACATATTAGATGGAGTGAGAGCCATAAATCAAGGAGTACAGGATGAGACGGGAAAACAGTTCGAAGCAGACGGTAAAGAAATAACTGTGCATGAGAATAGTGCTCCCGACCACGAACCTGTTCAAGGACATCAGTTCACCAACGAGGAGTATGATAAACTACAAAACGATAAACCTTTTGAGGATGTAAACGGTATAAAATTCCAACCTATACCAAGAGCCATAGGCACACTCAATTGTAGACACTTCACATATTCAATCATTGTAGGACATTCAAAACCAATTCATTCCATAGAAGAATTGGAAAAGATGAAAGAACGCAATGCCAGAGGGTATACGGCACCTAATGGCAAACATTTTACCATGTATGAATGTACTCAACGTCAAAGAGAGCTGGAAACTCTTATACGGAAAAACAAAGATGGACAGATGGCAGCGAGGGAAAGCGGCGACGAAGAACTTGCTAAAAAATATCAGGCAAAGATAAACAAATATACCAATCAATATAAAGCATTTTCAGGAGCTTGTGGATTGAGTGTTCAATTGAAGAGAGCATCTGTAAGTGGATACAGGAAAATCAGTATCAAATAATCATGTTTTTCATTTACAATAAAAATTTTATGTAATATAATATTGATGAGGATTGTTTATCAAATGACCTCCGACTCGAAGAGAATACGTCAAGTGCCCGGACACGCTTGGCGTATTCTCATTTTTATGTCAAGGAGATAATATAGATGGAAGGAATTATAGCTTCAATCATTACAAGTGTATTAGCTCTGGTCGGTGTTATAATTACGAATACTCGAAGTAATCAAGTTATTGAAAATAAATTAACTGTGGCACAAGCGGTTACAGATACCAAGATAGACCAGTTGACAGAGGAAGTAAAGAAGCATAATAACTTTGCGGCGAGGATGCCAGTAGTAGAAGAGCAGATAAAAGTAATAAATCACAGGTTAGAAGATTTAGAAGAGCATGATCGGGAAGAAGTAAAAAAGTATGCAAATGCACATGGATAACCAGTCTACAAAGACTATTATCATATAACTCCAGCGTAGGGAGATATAAAGCAACGCACATTCAACCGCCAAACTGCAAGGCGGAGATACAAGTTGGCAGATATAAAGAATGTAAAGGAGACGCACTATGACAATCAAAGAACTATGGGAAATGGCAGATGCTGAGGACGGAAAGCTTACCTTGGAACAGTTCGAGGAACTGGCAAAGGAAAACAAGGTAAAGTTCGCAGACGTAACCAGCGGGGACTATGTTTCAGTAAACAAGTATAACGATGAACTGAAATCACGTGATACTCAGATAAGTACACTGAACGACACAATAGCCCAACGTGACACAGACCTGAAAGACTTACAGGATAAGCTTGGACAGGCAGGAACGGATGCAACAAAGCTTGACGAAGTTTCACAAAATCTCACGGCACTGCAGACAAAGTATGACACTGATACGAAGGCACTTCAGGAAAAGCTTTCAAAGCAGGGATACGAGTTCGCAGTAAGAGAGTTCGCGGCAACAAAACAGTTTTCAAGTAAAGCTGCAAAGAGGGATTTTATAAATTCCATGATAGCTGAGAACTTAAAGATGTCAAAGGACGGCAAGTCCATAATGGGAGCAGAAGATTTTGTAAACGCATACTCACAGGAAAATGAAGATGCTTTTATAACAGAAGCAGATTTCATGGAAGAGCAGGCACCACTTCCCATGTTTATAAATCCCACACAGGGAACAACGGACCCGACGCCGGACCCGACAGGAGGATTTGCAGACGCATTCCACTTTGCAACGGTAAGGCCGGTTCCTGAAGCAAAATAATTTAAGGAGGACAAAATTATGCCTTATGTAGCACCCGCCAACAATGGCACCACGGCTCAAGGAGCAATGAATTACGCAACAGAGTATAGCAGGGCACTTTCACAGATGTGGCCTTATGTACTCAACTATGGAGCACTTTACTCCACACCTAACAACGGTAGGTATCGTTGGGTAAACGCAAAGACTATTGAGATTCCTTCCATTAGCACCACAGGACGTGTCAATGCTAACAGGGATACAATAGCACTGGCACAGAGAAACTATGCAAACGCATGGGAGCCGAAGACCCTTACTAATGAGAGGAAGTGGTCAACAATCGTTCATCCCATGGACATCGACCAGACGAACATGGTTGCTACTATAGCAAACATTACTCAGGTATTCAACGAGGAGAAGAAGTTCCCGGAAATGGACGCTTACCTGATAAGCAAGGTCTATAACGACTGGATCGCAGTAGCAGGTCCCGAGCAGCAGTCAAACCATACGGCAGATACCACGGCACTTACTGCAGCAAATATCCTTGGAGTATTCGATTCACTGATGCTTAAGATGGATAATGCAAGGGTACCCGCGAACGGACGTATACTGTATGTAACTAATGAGGTCAATATGATACTCAAAGAGGCTGACAGGATTAGTCGTTCGCTGGATGTTACTTCCGGACCGAACGCTATCGACAGAAGGGTTAACAGACTCGACCAGGTAACGATTGTACCTGTTCCTTCGACCCTGATGCAGACCGCATATGACTTTACAGAGGGTTATGCACCTGACGCAGATGCAAAGCAGATCAATATGTTCCTGGTACATCCTCTGGCAGTCATCACTCCTGTATCATATACGTTCTCAAGGCTGGATGCACCCAGTGCCGGCTCCGAGGGCAAGTATATCTACTACGAGGAGTCATTTGAGGATGTGTTTATCCTCAACAAGAAGTCAGACGCAATTCAGTTCAACATAACTCAGTAAAAGGAGCGCTTATGCAGTGGACAGAAGAAACCTATAAGGTGAAACGCAGTAATGTGTCACTGAAAGTATCAAAGAACGAAGTAAACAAATATTTCGACATGGGATATGATGTTTACGATCTGGATGGAAAACTTATAAAGCGGGCAATCCCTAAAGACGTTCTTTCATTACAAAAAGCCTTCATGGACAATCAGAAGCGTATAGCTGAACTTGAGGCAGAAGTAGCAGACTTGAAGGAGCAACTCAGCAAGAAAGCTACTGCCCGTAAGGCAGCGAAGAAGACTGACGAAGAGTAAGAAATAATCAGGAAAGGTGGTCAAATCTAATGTATCTAACATACGAAGAATATCAGAATATGGGCGGTACGTTAGAGGAGACCACCTTTAATGATTACGAGTTTGAAGCAGAGTGTATTGTGAATTGGTACACATTTGACAGACTCAAGAACGAAACAGAATATCCCGAAGCACTTGTTAGACTTATGTACCATCTAATTACAATGATTGATAAGCAGATGCAAGCCACTAATATGGGTGACGATGGAAGTGGCACTACAGACGGTGGTAAAGCGATTACCAGCCAATCAAACGACGGAGTATCTATAAGCTATAATGTAATGTCGGCATCGGAGATAGCTCAGTCAATGAAAGATGAGATGGGAAAGTCAGTACAGAGATATCTGCAAGGGGTTGTGAATTCACTTGGACGTAAGGTTTTATATCGTGGACTGTATCCGGGAGAATAAAGATGTATCCGGTATGGTGGGAAACAACGATAACGATATATAACAAGTATGAGGACAAACAAACACAACTGGTTACATGGTTTAAGCATGTAATCAATAATTGTTTTTGGAAGGCTTCAAATAATAAGGTTACTATAAACGATACAGTTTTAGACAGTAGCAATATTATTTGTCGTATTCCGAAACAGGAAAATTTCCTGGAGCGGTTTGACTGGGAACAACTTCCCAACGACATGATGCAGGAATATTTCACACTTGGACAGGGAGATATCCTTATAAAAGGTGAAATAGACTTTGAAGTAGATGAATATACAAAAGGACATCGTTCAACGGATCTACTTTCAAAGTATAAGATGAAGGGTTGCATGGAAGTTGAACAGTTTGCGAATAATACTGGACGTGGAAGATGCAATGAGCATTATTATGTATCGGGTATCTAAATATGGCAGAATACATAACGTGTGATGTAGAAGTCGATGAAGATGCACTAAAACATAAGATAGAAGATTTAATTGATGATACAGTAATGCTTGAAATACATAATAAGTTCGCACAATATTGCGATGATTATGTACCATTTTTAGAAGGACCACTTTCACAGACAATAGAAGTAAGTCCGGAAGGTGTAAGATATACACAACCGTACGCACATTATCAATATCATGGAGTTGGATTTAATCACACATTAGATTATCATCCACTTGCGACAGCGTTTTGGGATAAGGTAATGATGCAAGACAGAGGCGAGGAATTCGCGAAGGCAGTAGAGGAAATACTACGAGACAGGGCAAGGCAATTATATGGATAAAAACCAAGCTATCATTGATTATTTAATAACTTGTCCGAAGATACAGGATAATCCTTTATACTTCAATTTCATACATGGAAATGAAGATGATAAACAGATTATTACCACGGGCAACGAGAAAACAATAGATAGACCTTATGTAGATGGAAGCGTATTAAAAAGATTTACATTTACCATAATTGATTTTAAGTCAGTTGCATATAGGGCAGTGGTAAAAGATGGGATACACGTAGATGAAAATGTGGAAGACATCTTACAAGTGCAGGATATTATAGATTGGATAGACGAACAAAATGAAGCAAGAAACTTTCCTAATTTTGGAGAGGATTGTATTGTAGAAAGTATAAGCACAACAGCCAACAATCCAAATCTAAATGGAGTAGACAGCAATGTATCACCTGCATTGGCAAAATATAGCATTTCTATTCAGGTGAATTATATAGATGTAAGCAAAGTGTTATGGAAATAAGGAGGACAAAACCATGGCAGTGACACAATTTAATTTAGCCGACCATCAGAGAGCCGAGAGAAAGCAACTGCTTACTGTAGCAGCATGGCAGGAGTCATCTGGAGGCACAGGCACCCATGAAGTAAGAGAGCTTCTTGGAAGACGTACTGAGGATTCCAGCATCGAGTATAATGCAGATATCCAGACGTCAACAGATATACTGGGTATTAACTATACAGATATCAACAAGACGCAGCCTCAGCAGGATTTCGATCCCTATCTTATACTTGGTGGCTCAAAGCTTGGAGCAAAGCTTAATGACATCAGGAGAAGGAATGCGCTTTCAGAACTGGATCAGTTCACTATCTACATTATCACGGCATTCTGCGGTGAGGATGGAGCATACGAAGCAGAGAAGCACGTAAATTGCACAATCACTTATAATTCAATGGGTGGAGATGCGAATGTGAACTTCCCTATATCAGTTTACCTTTCAAATGATAGCGTAACTGGTACAGTCGATAAGCTGGGCGACGATTTCGAGTTTACACAGGACATCTAATAAGGAGGCTATATGGCAGCTAAATTAAAGGAAGAGAACATAGTGCAGAAGGAGCAGGAGCAGATTCAGGACGTTGACCTGTCAGTTACTCGGAAGAAGAAGTTTAGGATCGATGGTGATAACAATCGTATACTTGAACTTAATACTTCAGATGCTGGTATCATGGTAAGGATA